ACGGGCTCGCAAGCCATCTCCACGACATAAGCCGGGTGGGGGCGGTACAGTTCCGCACCCAACAGCTTGGGAAAGTCGTTATCGATGAACATAGTAATTTCTCAGCTAAATTTTAAGCGCTGATACTTGAGGACAAAAATCCTCTGAATATGGAAATTTTCATTCCATTACAAAAAATTATAGCAACGCTTTATCAACCCGGATTATTGAAGGTGCCTTTTTTATTGGAATTTTCCTAGCTTTCGATATTCTCTTCCGGAGGTTACAGCGCGTGATCTGTTCGAAGTAATACCAGTCTTGTCTGCTCGGTAACTTGGCATGGCACTCCCCGCCATTCTTGACTCTCCTGCTTTTTCTTGATCACTTTTATGTCGCAAATAAGCACTGCCAACTCCTTTCAGGAAACCGTGCTCTTGTACTTCCTCGCGCAACATTTCATCTGGAATACCATGAGGATTCCTGATCTGTGCTTCTCCTGGCTCACGTGCGGACCCCAAAATATTGTCCTCAGGGCATTAAAGTGCGTTCGACAGCACGTGCTCGAGGATCAGGTGAACCGTCCATCATGTTGCCAGGGCTGTACATGTTTGCAGGCACGGTGCCGATGCGAGCATAAGGATTAAGCAAACCATCAGCAGGCTGCATAGCAGGTGTCATTGCCTGAATCTCAGGATTGATGGGTGACGCCTCAGCCATCAGTTTTTGCATCATGGCAAGTTCAACTGCTTTCTTGGCTTTGTTGTTGTCCATCATTTCTTTCCTTTTTGATTAGGCATAGGAGGGTATCCCACGGGTAATTGACCAGTGGCAGGCATATTCGGCATAAGTGCGTATTGCATTTGCATGCCAATTTGATCCTGGATCATGTCAGCCTGGCTAACACCACGTGGGGCTAACAAGCCATTAGCTGGCAGAGGAGAACCGGGAAGATTGAGCTTGAGATAAGAGTTATCGAGATCGCGAGGCATCCGGGGCTGAGGAGCATTAGGATTTCCAACCTGTGTTTGCATGTCCTGCATTCGAATGGGAGCGTACTCATCGACATTGCCAGACATGACCTGACGCGCAGTATCGCCAGCACCAAACTGAACAAGACCGGGAGCACCAATCGGACCACCAGCAGTACCGATTGCCGCCAGAAACTTATCAGCTTTTTCTCTTGCTCCTGCCTTCTTTTTTGCCATGTTAAATAAAAAATATGGGGGCAGTTTGACCTACCCCCTATTCTAGAACTGTATATATACAGTTATCACTCCATAACCAGGAGCTTGTTACGGAACACCTCAGGGTTCTGAGAAGCAGTGTTCAGATAGCGCCAGGCATTGGCGGGGTCACGATCGGCCAGGTTGCCGAAGCTGTTCCAGAAGTCACCAGCGTTGGCTTGAGCCTGGGGCTGGGGAGGAACGGGCATCTGAGGGCGCTGAGGGGCGACCTGCTGAGGAGCAGCGGGCTGCTGCTGGAACTGTTGACCAATGGCCTGCATTTGAGGAGCTGCGGGCTCATCAGCCACAGGGTGAGGGCCATTCTCGCCGAAGAACTCACAGGTGTAGTCGGCAAGGATGTCAGGGTCAGTCAGGATGGACTCATAGGCCTTGTGCTCGTTGGAGAGCTCCTGAAGCAGTTCACAAGCTTGGATCAGCTGCTGGTTGGTCTGGATCAGAGCATCCTCAACATCACAAGCGTACTTGTTGACGATCGCAGCGGCATCAGGGCCGAAGTGATCGATAACCTCAAGACTTGCCTCGCTTACCCCGTTTGCCCGGAGCTGGTCCGGGGTTATTTCCAGCGAAGTTTGGGAAGAGTTGCTGGAAAATGCCGGGTTGTTGTTGATCCCAGGCGTAGAGGTCTGCGTCCCCAGGTTGTTGAACTGGGTTGTTTGTTGGGAACCGTAGCTGGCCGGGTCGATTCCCTGGGTCTGACTCGATTGTTGAGCCAGGTTGGGGAATTGGACGGGCGAACTCAGGAGTCCCACCACCCGGTTGAACGCCTCCTTGTAGGGGTTGTCCTGTTGTTGGGGCGCCTGGGGTGCTTGGGAGCTGTACTGAGTAGGGGTTGAGACCGGCGCTTGGGCTGCCATCTGGGCCGGCATTTGCGGGGCTGGGGCCGTCACCTGTTGGTAGGGTGCCACCCATTGCTGATTGGTCGAAACCACCGGAGCTTGGGCTGCTGTCTGCACCGGAGCCGCGTAGCTTGTCGGTTGGGTCGGGGATACTTGGGGTGCCGATTGGGTCGGCATTGCGGTATCGGCCTGCATAAGTTACCTCTTTTTGTAGGCTTTCGAGTGTGCGATAAAGGAAGGGGGTGAGATCAAGTCTCGGATCCGCTGCCATTGGAAGATTTGGCTGTTGCGGATGTGGTGTCCGCATTTCTTGATTGATTAGATCAATGAACGCGGAGTAAGCCCTCTGTACTTCCCCTACCACACGGAATGGGAAACCGGAGAGCATGCCCGCGATCTCATCATCCGTTTTAGAAGGGAATAGATACTTCAGTGCTTCAATGCTATCAACACCTAACTCTTGCAAGTTTCTGGTGAAAATAGACTGGTTGAGTTTATCCTGTGTTGTATCTTCATACACAGGCCCAAGCCAACGCCAGAGAACAGTTCTATCACCGTCCGGGGCTAAACCAAGAACTCCTGGAGGGATCTCTTGAGTTTCAATTGCTGTGTCAATTGCGGCTTGAAGTTTTTTCTCGTAACGAGCCTTTGCTTTCTCGTATTTTTCAAGTGCTTTCTCGTCGGGCTCTTCAGGTAAAACAGGATACTTAATCCCGCTCTCGTAAGCCATTGACTTACGGAAAATCTGTTCTTCTTGGAAGATAATCAGCTCAAGACAGCGGTTGATGCCATACGTGTAAAGCTGAAGGCATTTCTTCTTGGCTGTGGCACTGACACGACCGTAAGCTGACTTGTACTCGGTGGCAGTGACGTTGGTAATACTGAGGTCATCAATACCACCAAGAGCTAATCGAATTTCACTTCGCAGTTGTTCAGCAAACCGAGCTTGATCTGTGCTGACTGCGTTTGGTGTGATGAAACCGACTCGGTCAGTAGGCTCGAGGTTTGCAATGACACGCGGAACTCGCATGCCCGATCCGGGTTTTCCGTTGTAGCCAGGAGACTCACGAGTGACGTTGTCTTGCTTGAAGGTCGAGCTGGAAAGGAAGAACTCTGACTGGAAACCTGACTGACTTGAGATACTTGGTCGCTGCGCCGGATCGCTCGCATCATGCTCGACGATGTCTTGTTTGGGTCGAGATGAAAGTAAGGTCGGATTACCAAAGAAAGAAAGGTTTGCCCTGATGTTCTTCACCATCTCATCGTGAGCGATGATCTGGTTAGCCATCATGTCAAATTCACCGGCACCTTCTGTTCCGAAAGCGTCGGGATTGTTCAATACCTCTACACAAGGAATGAACTCCATGGTGTTCTTCAGGACTTTCTTGTCCGTGAAGGGGAAGTCCATAGCCTCGTTATCGAACGAGATCTCTTGTTCGCTATGGTATTCCTCAATCTGTTCAGCAGTAATGCGTAAACGCATGTACCGCTTATTGGTGTTCAGGCCAACGCCACTGAAACCTTTAGACGACTTGACCTTATATGGATAAATAATGATGACTTCTTCTAAGTCACCTTCGGGAGAGTAGTAAGTCCGATAAGAATCGCGATCGAACCAATAAATACGATAAGTTTTCTCAGTTGGTCGGATATAGAACAGTCCCTTGCCGTAAGCCAAGAAACGATCCCAGATAGAGTCGAGCCGTGCATCAAGTCGATTGAACTTAATTACCTGCTGGATGAAGTCGTAGCGCTGCGTACCGAGGTTGTCCTGTGCTGGATAAAACTCAACGCCCTGCCTGATCCCAAACATCTTCATTTGGGAAAGGTGTGCGCTCACCAACATGGTGTCCGCAGGGCCTGTACTATCGCGTGAAACTACCGATTTGAGGATAGAGTCAAGTTGAGATTTAGCACTATCGCCCATTCTGTTAAAAAGGTCTACTGATCAATATCGTAACCAGCTTCAAGTCTTTTGAAAATGATTGTCCCGTCTTCAACCTCTACATCAAAACGTTCGTTTGGTTGTAGGGCCATGTCGTGACAAAGCTCATCCGGCAAAGGCAGGATGGCAGAACCATAAGCATCTTGCTCAAGTTCTACTTCAAAATAGCTGGGAGACATCGCGTTGAATAACTATAGTTTAAATCGTCAATACTCTAACTCTAGTTTTCCCCTTGTCATTAGTCCGTTGCACAACCAGACGAGGGCGTCCACACAGTCGTCATGAGACGAAACTCCAAAGTTCACAATCTCATCTTTGAGTGCCTGGAACTTTCTGTATTTGTTAAAGATGATCTTGTGCTGCTCGAATAGGCCCATGATGCCTCGGAAGCGTGCAACCTTGTCACCCCTAAACCCTTTAACGGCATGCCAGTTCACGTTATAGAGACCATGCTCACCAAGACAAATGCGTTTAAAGTCAGCTTCTAATGAGGCCTGGTACGCCACAGCTTCTGACCAAACTTCAATGTTGGTGCCAGTAGGAAAATATTGATTCTTTTCTTTGTGGACGATACCCCATTCCTCCATCATCTCCATCATGGCTTCTAATTTTTCTAAGTTACCCATGATGCGTAAACGTTTGCAGTCGATAATGTGTATCTTCCCTCCCACTCGCCCTCCCATCACGAAGACCGTATAGTCGTTCCGTTCCCGAACACCTGCGGAAAGGTCAACGCCGATTCCCAGACAATCGAATTGGGTTTCGATAGTGCCTTTGATAATTAGATCGGGAGAGAGCGATAGCTCACTCGTTTGGACAACTTGATTTTGGTACTGAAAGGAGAAGGCGATTGGTGCCTGACGACGACGATCTTTCAGATAATCGAGTGACCACATGTCCGGCCAATAAGACTGTTCATCTCCGTTGTCATCGACCGAGATTGCAGACTGGACGATCTGCACCCAGTTGTTGGCTGGAATGAATGTGGAGTTATGAATATCATCATGGCGGAAGCGGGTGCCAAGACAGATCGCCCGCCCACCTTCGAACATCGTCGGGACGATAACTGAATTCCAGTTGTCCTCCATGGCCTGCCGGATGTCCCGATTCTTGATGTCGTCCGCACTTTTGATCGCGTCATCAATGATGCAAAGATGTGAACGCTTGGAGGTCACTGCACCTTTGAGACCTGCACAACACACTGTGAACTCTTCTTCACCTGCAGTCCGGATCCCTGCGAACTTCCAATCAATACTCCAATATTCGTTTGAATTGATGCCCTTTGCGATCTTTACGGTGGGGAAGATCTCCTTGTAGGCCTTACTCTCCTCGATAATCCTCTTGATTGCTGCACTCTTAGGTCGCGCCACATCCACCGTGTAAGAGATGTAGAGGATTTTCAAAGGTTTCCGCGCCAGGGCATGAACACCAACAGCCCACGCTGTGTACAAACCGAGGATCGTGGACTTTGCACTACCACGTGGAGCTAAGATATCGATGTTCGGTCCACCAATACCAATCAGACATTCACTATCTTCTCCCGTGCAGAGATATTTATGCCATTCTTTGTGATGCTCAGCAGGTGGTTTATCACCTACAACATCACAGAAATATGCGAAGTCTTTTCGTGCACGTTCGACATCAATATTAGAGGTCTTCTTAACAATACGTTGCTGCGCTGCAGCACGTGCAGTCCTTCGATATACGCTATGAATACTGGTTCCTGCCATGCACAAAGCATAGCGTCATAAATCACTTAGGTCTTCCCTGTCTGTCAAGTTTTTTGTCTCTTTCTTGTATGAAATTTTGAAGAAAAAGATTTTCAAGAGCTCCTTCAAATCCACCAAGCGAAGAACTGGGCGGGGTAATAGGTTCGAGCTGACCCTTCTCTGTAGATCCTGGAGGGGTCAAGATATCAATTTTACCCTGCTCTGTAGAACCAGGTGGCGTAAGAATACCAAGACCAAGATCGTACTCACTTCTCCGCTGACTTCCGAAAGGACCGTCGTAGCGAACACCGACTACTTTTCCGTCTTTAAAATATCTATCGTGATACGGATCGACCAGCATCTATCCACAGGTTTTTTTACAGTCTACTAAGACTCCTCTTGGAAGATCTTTGTCCAGACACCCATCGAGGCCTCTTGCAATGGGCCTTCGATCGGATCATCGCGGAAGATCGTTAACATCTCTCGAATAGCACGGTCAGCACCAGCAAGAATCAAGCCCTGCCTATCAAGCAAGATTCGCTCATCGTTCAACTGCTTGATGGTGCCCCGCAGTTCCTTTTGCATCATCGCAATACGTGATGCTCCCATGTCCTGCTTGATCATCCCCATGTCAATGCCATCCCGTAGCTTCGAGATATCCATCGTCATGGCGTCAATCTCAGCTTCAAGCACACCACCAAAATCCCGCTTCTTGAAGTTCTCCTTTGACCACTCATCACATTGGACGATTGATCCGGTGAACCCCAGGAAGCGGGCGTATAGGTAGATCTGAATTGGACTTACTGCTCGTTTGCAGAAAGCTAGAAAGGATTCACGGTCTTTTTCAGTCAGTTCGTGAATCCAATCAATCATGCCCGATATTGGCTTTGCGCCTGTTCGAAGTCCCTGTTCTCTTTATAGCGCCGGAACATCTCTTGTTGCAACGCAGTCAGTCGAGTTTCTGCTCCAGTTTCTCGGATGCCTGCACGTTGCTCGACACCAGAGGCGGCGATGCTGCGACGTTCTTCCTGGCCGCGAAGACCAATCTGACGCTCTTGTCCCATTAACAGTTGAGCTTGGGTCAGACGTTGCTCAGCTCCGGTCTCCCGAATACCAGCACGCTGCTCGACTCCGGTAGCGGCAATTCCAAGACGCTGTTGACGGCCACGCTCTGCTTCAGTCAGGCGCGTTTCTGCTCCGGTCTCCCGGATGCCTGCTCGCTGTTCAACACCAGTGGCTGCGATCCCGAGACGTTCTTGTGCTCCGGTTTCACGAATGCCGGCCCGCTGTTCAACGCCGGTTGCGGCGATACCTAGTCGTTGCTGACGGCCCCGCTCACCTTCAGTCAGTCGCTGTTCCCTGCCAGTGACGCCAATGGTCTGGCGTTCTTCAGCACCTGCAGTTTGCAGGCCAGCACGATATTCAGCACCAGTGGCTGCAATGCCTGCTCGCTCTTCCTGGCCACGAACACGAGTAAGTCCCGTCTCGATATCGCCAGCTTGCTTCTGTGTGAGGCGTTGCTCCCCAGCGGCAGCAGCAGTACGGCGGATATCCTGTCCAGCAAAGAACTCCGCATTGGTGCGGTCTAACTGAGCGCCGAGCTCCATGTTCAGCCGGGTCTGTTTACCACTGACTTCATTCAATGCAGCCTGGGTCGTCAGCGACTGTGTCGGAACAGGAGTCGGTGGCGCCGGCGGCGGGGGTGCAGGACTATAAATAATAGTCGGCGGCGGTGGCGGCTTTGGTTTGGAGCCCATATGTCTTGCCTATTTTTATCAGTTTAAATTAGCCAAATCGGCGTCCGGTGCCGAGCCCGGCGAATCCAGTAGCAGCTGCTTGTTGTTGTGCAGCAGCCATTGCTTCCTTGAGGAAAGCATTAGAGGCACTTTCTTGTTGTGCCTGCTTGGACGCCATGATGGCTTGGACGCTGGAGGGGAGCTGCTCTTTGAATGCTCTAAAGCGCTGGCTTGCGCTTAAAGCACGTTCGGTCCCACGTTGACCAGCCAGGTCGAGGAGTGGGAACATCGCAGCAGCCTGGCGGAGGTTTTCTTGAGTCGTTACACGTCCCTGCTCTCGAATTGCTTCGAGGTTCTGCTGCCCTAAAGTCTGCTGCAATTCTTTGGCAGTGTTGAGGATGCTTTCAGTGGTGTAAGCATCATCTTCACGTGTCTTTTCTCTTGTATCCTCAGCCTGTTGCTTTGTTAAATCAGTAACAGCTTGGGACAAACTC